TATTAATATAAATTGAGTTCCAGTTCCACCACCTTGAAGAAGAAACTCTCCAGCACTACCATGACCAACTGTTAAATTGTTAGAGCTATCGAATTTAACTATTGGAATTGCAGTATTACTTGAGTTTCTAAATGTGATGTCTTTATCATTGGCTATATCCAAGTCACCATCAATATTTGCATTACCAGTTAAATCTAAATTTCCACTTGCACTTATGTTTCCACTTGCGGTTATGTGAGTTGATGTTATATCACCATCTACTTGTAATTTTGAAACTGGACTTGTTGTTCCGATACCAACATTTCCACTATCTGTTTTTACAGTTAAATTATTTGCTGATAAACTCGAAGTTCCACCCATTTGGAATCTTGTATCTTCTGCTACAATGTATCCTTGTGTATCATTATCTCCTATTTCTATCAATGCTCTATTATCAGTAGAAGTAAATTGTGCTAATTGATTACTATCACCTTCAACATGCAATAATTCATTTGGAGCACCAGTTCCAATTCCAACATTATTATTATCATCTAATGTAAGTGTTGTGGTTTTACTTCCTGCTTCAGTTGTACGATAACTCCATTGAAGTCTTCCACTTGAATCAATTTCTTGACTCCATATTACAACACCCGCTCTTGATTGTCTAATACCCGATGATGTTCCATCTGAACCACTAATGTGTAATTGATTTTGTGGGGCTAATGTTCCAATACCAACTCTTCCACTGTCTCTAAATGTTGCAGTTTCATTACCACTTGAATTATAAATTCTTATATCGTGGTCTTGTATAAATGCAAGTTGATTTGTTCCATCGTTTTTAATAAACAATCCAGAACTTCCTTGTGTAAAATCAAATACTTCTTCTCCAGCCATATCAAATGTAAGTTTATGGTCACCACTCGAAGTCAATAATAAATTTCCACTTGCGGTTATGTGACCTTCACCAGCTATTTTTACAGCAGTTCCATCAGAATCATCTTCAAATTTCCAATTTCTTTCTGAATGTAGTATTATATCACCACTACCTTCTGATTGTAATCTTAAATCATTACCAGCAGTTCTTACATCAATATAACTTGTTCCATCAAAAATTTTTCCACTTGAACTTATGTCTCCTGCAACGGTTAATTCTTTTGCTGGAGTTTCTGTTCCAATACCAACATTACCACTTGATGATATTGCCATTAATGATTGGAAAGCTGAACCACCTGCAATTGAACCAGTTCCAAATTGAATTTTATGTCCTGAAGAACCACCACCATCACTATCCATAGCGATTTGAATTGAACCCTTATCTTTTATTTGAAGTGTATCAGAAATAGATTCAATTGTAGCATCGGCATATGTAGTTCCATCATTTAAAAATATTGATTGAGAAACATATAAATCACCACTTGCACTTATGTCACCTGTTACTCTAAATTCTTGTTCATCACCTAAAAAGTATGCCCAAGCAGTACTACCTTTTCCTATAAGAACATCATCATCAGGCATTAAAGCTAAATCATCATCTGATTCAAGTGTTAAATCAGAACTATTTTCATAAATTCTTGTTCCACTATTCACACCAAAATTAATATCAGCTTCTCTTTTTAAATAAATGTCACCACTTGCACTTATGTCACCTGCGACAGTTAATTCTTTTCCTGGTTTAGTAGTTCCGATACCAACTTTTCCATCGTCTTTCATAATAACAGCAGTTCCAAATGCATTTTTAAATGTTAAATCATTAATACCAGCATCACCCATCTGAAGGTCTTCACCAGATTGTTGTGAAAGTGCTCTTTGAGTAGTACCATCAGTCATTGTAACTCGTACACTCTCAGCTGCGTATACATCAGAACTACTTACAGTACCATCTACATGTAATCTTGTTGTTGGACTTGACTCTCCAATACCAACTCTAGAATTTCCACCATCAAATGTAACCCAAGCACCTGAACCAGGATTTCTAATATAAATGTCATCTTGAGTTAAATATAAATCATCTGATGCAGAAATAAATAAATCAGTTGTATTATAAATTCTTGAAATATCAGCATCATCATCAGAAGTAAATAATGCACCTGAAGCGATTAAATTTCCACTTGCACTTATGTCACCTATTACCTTTAATTGTGTACCATCAAAAGTTAAATTTGAATCTTCTTCTAATATTCCAGCTACACCTGAAAAAACAATACCACCATCAATTGTTAAACTATCATCTTGTATTTGTAATGCTCTTAATCCATGACTCCCAATGTCTAAGTTTTGTCCAGCTGTCAATGATGACACCACAATTCCACTTGCACTTATTACTCCACTTGCGGTTATGTGTCCACCCTCTGAAACTTCAAATATTTTATTTGCAACAACATTTGAACCATCTTTCATAATTTTGAACGCACCTTGAGTGCTATTATCATTCGTGTCAATGTTAACAACCACATTACCTGGAGCATCTAATTGCATACTTCCATCTGATGCTCTTCTTACAGCAGGATGAGCTACATTGTAATCACCAACTTGAGAACTACTTATAATTTCTAACTTACCATCAAATTGTATTTCATTTCCAGCCGAACCTGCGGTGGTTTTAATTGTCCCTAAAGTATGTGAAGTTCCACTTGCACTTATGTCTCCACTTGCGGTTATGTGTCCAGTTGGAAAATTAACACCTGTTCCTGAAACTCTCATATGGTAACTCAGAGAATCACCATCTACAAAATCTAATTGATCACCTGCAAACTCTAAAGAAGAACCTATGGCTGCAACTCTTGTTCTTGCATTTAGAATATTACCATAAACTTGTCCACTTGAACTTATGTCACCTTCTACGGTTAATTCTTTTGTTGGATTTGTTGTTCCGATACCGACTTTACCACTTGAATTAACTCTTACTCTTTCACTACCACCAGCAATTAATTGTATTTCATTTTCAGTTGCTCCTATTCTAACAGAATCAGCATCAGTTGTAGATGGGTCATTAAATGAAATGTAACATAATGAATCTGTTGAAGATAATTGTAATAATGTATTATCAGAACCACTTATTTCCAATGGTTTTGAAGGACTTGTTGTTCCGATACCGACATTACCAGTACCTTGTAATGACATAATAGTTCCACCACTACCTTGTAAAAATATGTTATCGAAATTAGAATGTCCAACATATATATCATCACCACTATCAACTTTTACAACTTGAGTTAAAGTTCCAGCAGCATTTTCTATTTTTAAAGCTTTAGTATTTAATAAATGAATATCACCTTGAGTTTCAATATTACCACTTGCACTTATAGAACCTGTGAAGACATGAACATCATCAGTAGAGTCACCAAATATATTTGAACCACTTGCAAATGACTGAGTCATATAAGTTACAGATGAAGATACAATATAATTTTCTGCAATTATATCACCAGTAGCTATTATATCACCACCCACATTTAAGGTGGTTCCTGTTCTTGGGTCTGCGTTAATTCCTACATGTTCAGAACCACTAACCCTTAGTGCAAAGGCTGAACCCGTTCCATCTTGTACAACACCTGAATCTATTTGTAACAGTCTTTGAAAATTACTTGATATTACTTTACTTGTTAAATCGGCCATTTAAGTTCCCCATTGATACAATATTTTTACTCATAAATAAATATTGTTTTTTTATAGTTTTATACATTCTAATTATCTCACTTTTCCCTTAATTGTTTGATTGGGATTTTTTAATTCAAATACACTTGGTGAAGATGGTAATGGTGGTCTAATAATACCATCTACTAAAGCGTTTTCAAAATCATATTTATAACCAAAACCAGCGGTTCCATTAGCTTGAAACCCACCCGACATTCCATTTTCAGGATTACCATCTGTATCTACATCATCACTATATGAATAGTTCCAAGTTTTAAAATTAAGTTCTTCACCATTTGAATTTGGGTGATAATCTTTATGTTGAGAAATTGTTATATGGTTTACAGAACGAACCCCCTCAACATCCATCAATTCATATTCTAATTGACTTTGATAAATCGGTTGATTAAATTGCATTTTTTCAATTCTAAAATAATCTTTTATTTTATTAATACATCTGAGTTTAACTTGTTGTTTATTTGCATATTTTTCAGCAACTACATCAAAGAAAACTCCAAAGTTAACTATGTAACCATCTAAAATTTGTATTGTATCAGTTAATATTTTAAAATTAGATAAATAATTTTTTATATTTGACATTAATGTACCTGGAATATTATCTGTTACTGTTGGATTAGAATATGCTGTCATTGGATTACCAACCAATTGTTTATTATTATCATAGGCTAGAACATATATGTTTATAGCAGACAATTCATATGAATATGCTTGTTGTCCAGCTAAATTCAATGTATCTAAATATACATCTAATTGACTTACATACTCACTCCCAGTACCAGTACCACCTAACCCAAACTGAGTAATTATATTTGAAAATTCATTTAAATCAGCTTGAGTTAAAGATACACCTTCATTATTTACAATATTAGTTAAATGTGTTAGATAATTTTCTAATGCAATACGATGATTATTTAAATTACTTGTAACATTTGTTAATGCATTTGCAAATACCTCTCTATCAAAGTTAACATCAGCATTTTCATTTCTTGAAACATATACTTTCGCAACATTTCCATATTTAGCTGGTATATTCATAACCCTTGCTTCATAATCTTCTTTTGTTACACATCTATTTTGTGTTGTAAAAAACGCTTTTGCCTTTTCTTTAATTTCATCTGTAGTTTCTTCATTTTTACCACCACGAGCTGGAGTATTATTTGTAACACTTAAATCACTAAGACTACCACCACTCCCCTCAAGTGTATTTCCAGTTGATACACTATTTAAATCTCCAGATGGGACATTTGAATCAATTCCTCCACCAACACGATAAGTAATTGTTAAAGTTGTGTTGTTTGGTGTTTCACCAAGTGTTGAATATTCATCACCTAAAAGTGGGTCTATAGCTTGATTTAAATCTTGTGATTGTCCAGCAACAACTACACCAACTTGCTCCATATCAATATAATTTGAATCTATTAAATTACCATCTCTTAATACTCCATTTCCAAATACTAATGAAGTTGTATTATCTAAATTTGTTTCACGAGTAAATCGTTTTGTTGTTGTAATATATGATAATGAATATGGAACAGCTAAATTTTCATTTACACCAGTTGTTAAATTTTGATAAGCACTTGTTCTATTATCTTCTGTATAATGAGTTGATATGGGAACTTTATCTTGTGCTAAAAAATCAACTTCATACCAATCATTTCCATTTGAATCTATACAAGAAATAATGTCAATTACATTTT